CCAATTGAATCTGTTTACGAATGTCGTGATTGACAATTTCTTTGAAATATTGTTGAGTTGTTACCCAAGAAAAGATAACCAAAGACATTACCATGTCGTCATTGGCACCTTCTTCAGCTGAAAAAGAGTTCTTTTGCTGAATAAAAGTTGTCAATTCGGAATATGTATCGAAATCGTTAATTAGAAGTTTGTCACCTTCAATCAAAGTCTTGAGGTTTGAACACCCAATTGCCTTAACCTGAGGTGACATTTTAAGTCCCATCTGAATACCACGGGCAAAACCAGCTGATAATTGTTGTGGTTTTTTATTGCCTGTAAAGATTTTCCATAGGTTCTCATACTCAAAATCAGTATGTAATGAATCCGCAACCTGCGGATTGTTGTTTATTTCTACCAGAATATACGCATCATTGTAATATCTTGCCGTATTATAGATGACGGTTGGAAAAAGAATAGGTGTAATTGACGAACTCTTATAGGTGGCCACTTGTTTATATGGTGTCTGTGAGATATCAATAACAGAAATTGCAGAACAATCTAAATTTTTACCTTCAGAAACGTCAACACACAGACAGTATAGGTGGTCGGATTTGGACTCATTGACACCTTCTTTGACTGGATGTTCATAGATTTTCAACAAATCGTGTTGAGCCACAGGGTCATTATATACCAACTGTTGCAATTTGTAACCAGAAATAAGTGTATTAGAAGAACCTAAAAACTCAGTTTCAAACTCTTGTGAGAATTGACGTTGAGAGGTGTTACGGATTGTTTCTTCTTTCCATTTTTCATCACGACCAGGTACGTGTGACCAATGGATTTCAAAATTGACATAGTTATTTTTCTTGTTGATTGAATCCATCCACAATTTGTAGAATAGATTCATACCATTTGGAGTAGAAACAATAATAATCTTTGTTTTTTTACCAGATGAAATTACAGGGTAAACAGAGTTAAAGAATTCTTCAGCGATATTGGTAGGAACGAAAGCGAATTCGTCCAAGAAAACTATGTTGAAAGAACCACCACGAATTGCCGAACTAGATGTGGACGCAGCGATAATCTTAGAACCGTTCTCCAGTTCTACGTTACCTTTGTTCCAAGTAACCACACCTTGCTGAAGCCACATTGGTAGGTTTTCATATGCCAACTGGTATTTTGCTAGAATGTCACGGGCAAGAGAACCTTTGTTGGCCAGAACGGCACAGTTTTGACTGTCTCTAAAGATTGTTTCCCATAACATATATGCCACTGTGGTTGTTGTTTTACCAACCTGCCGAGGACATTTTGTAATAACAAACCGGTTACTGGCAAACAGTTTGAGCATTTTCTCTTGAAAAGGCCACATTCTAAAGTTGATTAAACCTTCATCAACGTTGACAATCTTTACATAGTTCTTGGCAAAATAGATTGGGTCTTTTGAACATTTAATGTATTCATCAACCTGTTCTTGTGTGTATTCTACCTTGACACCAGCCTTTTTTAAGAGAGGATTATCTCTGTAGGCTTCACCTTGTTTTAAGTCAACATCTTCAATCATTCTTTGCCTTGTAGGAGTTTATTCAACTCTGCGGTTGAACCAACAAATATAGCCTTGTCAATTTTGGTATCACCATCACCTTTTTTCTTGCCGTCCATGTCACGCATTTGTTTTTGAATGCCCAACAGTTCTTTATTGGCATCTACCATGTTTTTGAGTAGAGTTCCATATACTTCAAAGGCACGTGGGTGTTGACCTGCTTTGGCAACTTTTAGAATTTCTTCCATGGCTTCTTTACCTTGGTCAATTATTTCTTGCAAGTTTTCTTTTGACTGTTGGTAGGCATCAGTCAGGTCTTGTTTAATGTCAGGTTCATTGTATTTTACTGTAACAACTTCAGAAGGTTTCTTTTTTTCTTCTTCTACTGGAGTCACATCAAATATTTTTTCCATATTCTTGTCAAATGTATTCATAGTTTTATGGGTATTCAGTTATTACCGTGTTAGCTGTATAAGAAGAAGTTGCATTCGCAGTTAATGGTTTTGGTTTAATATCAATATTTACAAATTTCTTAGGTGTAATATTGTAAGAAGTAAACTTATAGTTTGCTCTGGTATTAATACCATATATTGGTTGTGTTGATATAAAATCACCATTAATATTATCTAAGTGTAATTTGTTATTTGACCAGAGAACAACTCTGGCTGTTGCAGTGGATGTTTGTGGTGTATAACCTTGATATACCATTTCACCTAATTGATATGTTCCGGTACCTGATGCAGCATTTATAGAAAACTCAACCACATCACCATCAGATATTTGATTATATATTGATGTAATGGAATTTGTGATAAGTCCAGCAGCTGAAGATTTACCAAATATATAACCTTTAACCGTAAAATTCAAAGTCCAAATAATCATCCTTGGATCTTTTTCTCGGTTACCTTCATAAGTTATATCTGATGTACATGTATTTAAAACTACAGGGACTTCTTTAATTACTCCCATTTCAGGAACCATATTCAATTTGATGGTATAATCTGGTGTAAAATATGGTATAATATGTTCTAGTAGTTGTGTTCCATCTTCTATGTTACGAACATATAGATATAAATTAAAATCAAAATTATATGGAACTGGATTGTATTGTGATTTTACTCCAGATGTTGTTGATGCAAAATTTTTAATATTTGTATTTTGTTTTCTGGAAGTATCATAAGTAAGACCTGTCATTTCAAAAGACAATCTAGGTAAAGTCATTTGAACTTTTTTGTCCAAAGACAAATCTTCTTCAAGTCTCATGACATAAGATTCTTTTGACGCATAAGCAATAGGAACAATAAACCTTTCCGATTCAGTCAAATCTGGATTATATCTTACCAAAGTAATATCATTGAATAGGTTGCCAAAACCCACTACAAGTTTTCTGATGGTTCTATTGTAATATGGTGTTGACATTAGATTGGTCCAAATGGGTTGATTTCAGAAAAGTCTATAATTGTATTGGCTTCGCCGTAAATGTGTTCGTTATCATAGACTTCATTTCTAGTACTATCCAACATAGGATCAAATGTTATTAATGTATGTCTTGCATTACTTGAAACACCAATCACCAACCGACCATCAACAAATTCACCAGCAATATTGGTAACACTCAATGTATTGGAAGTATTACTCCATCCTTGAACAGTTGCCACAACTGTTGCGTTAGCATAAGTATTGTCGGCTGATTGATACACAATTTCTTTTTGTATATAATTATTGGCAGCTGCCTTAGTTACAGTCAAATCAATTGTATATGCTGACTGTGTTGCCACATCATCAATATCAAACACACCAGTAGTGATGCGTTCTTGTGAGTATTTGAATTTCTCCATTTCAAGTTCGTAGTAATATGGAATCTTACGACCTAACATGAAGAAATCTTTTGTTTGATTTACAAATTTAATTTCAAACAATTCACCAGTACCATTTAGAAAAGGTACATAAATCAAATCACCTTCACGGGGTCTGGTGAATGATGCTTGTGGTACTCGTTGTGAAAAAGAACGCTTAGAGATAATAACATTGATATTGTTTTTAATCTCAAGACCAAACTTAGAAAAGAATTCTCTTTCACCACCGTACTCCATAGAACTTGATAGATAAAATTCTACTGGAAATGCTGAGTTGAATTTTTTAACCGGATCTTCACCATAAAGAATGTCTCGGTCTTCCTCATTAAATATTGGGCAATACATTCCGTCAAATCCCATAATCTTTATGGATTCTGTGATGAGGTCCTCTACTACCCGTTGTTCGGCTAGTGAGTTATAGTTGTTAAAATAGACGGAGGTCGCCATATTAGTTCATCATAAATTCTAGTGGTGCTCCATACTTGTCACCAATCTCAGCATGTAAGGCATTAATTTCATCAGTGGCTTCTTGGTAAATCTTGTCACCATTTAATGTAACACCACCTGGTAATTGAATGCCATTAAACTTTTTAAGGTTGTTACCCCAAGAACGTTTGATTAATGCAGTGGCATATTCTTTTAACCAACGGTCATTCCATGCCTGTGTATAAATGGCTGGGTCAATCGTTGCATAACATTCAGCAACAACCACTGTGCCTGCTGGTGCTTGTGATGAACCCCAAGCCCAATCAATATACAGTCTTTGCATATGTCTTTGAAATCTGATAGGTACTTCACCTGTAAATTGTTGTTCTAACATTCTCAAATGTTGTTGAGTCATTGTGTAGTTAATGTATGATGCTGATGTGAAGTCATACAATTCATTTAAACGTAATTGGTATCTCAAGTCAAACATATTGATAGATGCTTGTGAATCATATAATGGAAATATTCTGGTGACACCAGCAATTTGTGTTACATTATTTGAAGAATCTGTTGCTGCTGATAAATCCAAATATCTTTGGTTCACATCAGATTGTAATAATGCTTTAACATAGTAAACTTTTTGTAGACCATCAAAGTGATAGTCTTGCCAGTATTGTAGTGCATCATCAATACGGTCTTCCACCTGGTCGTCATCAACGTTGATTTCAATTACAGGAAATCCTAATCTACGTAGACAGTAATCTTTAAAAGCAGTTCTTGATGTTATTGTGGCCATTTATTTTCCCCTCTATTGAGGTATTTATATGTTGTATTACCAAGATATTATGTATACAAAACCAGGACCGCCAGCACCAGATGGTGCTACTGTTGTATTCACTGAATTGTTGCCGCCGGCGCCACCACCTCCGCAACCATATGATCCGTTACCACCTCGACCAGCAATACCACCAGCAGTAGAACTTGAACCACCGCCTCCTTGGCCGCCGAAAAAAAACAAATTTCTTGTTACCATAAAACCATCGTAACCGGCGGTTGCAGGTGATGAAAAAGACGCGACTAATCCAGAATTGCTTGTTACTGTTGGATAAAAATCTTGGCCAAGTGCGCCAGTGATTGTATTTACAATTGCGCCGTATCCCGGTGTTGTGCCGCCACCACCTCCACCAGCACCAGATTGTACTAATAAACCTGAAGTTGATATTGTAAAGGTGCCTGCAGATCCACCAGCTCTTGAACCTCCGGTAGTGCCTGTTTGTCCACCAAAAAAGTTATATGTACCTCTACCTGCTAATGGCATACCAGCAATAGTAGCAAGTGTACCACCAGCGCCGCCAGGTGAACCACCAGTCGCTTCTGCACCACCAGCGGAACCACCGTTAGCTAATAACAAAGTCATACTTGGAGTAATTGTTGTGCTTGGTTCTATCGTTACATAAGTTGCAATGCCGGCATTACCTGCTGCTGCACCAGTTGTTGAAGCAGCACCACCGGCACCAGTTTGAATATAAAGTGTATCGGGTAAAAATGTTGCAGGTATCAATAATGTTGTTTGACCACCCGAACCACCACCTCCTCCACCAGCGCCGGTAGTTTGTGCTGTTCGTCCACCAGTAGAACCACTACCTCCACCACCAACAGCAATAATGTAAACCCAGTTTACACCTCTTGGTTTACTCCATGTCTTCCATTGCAATAATGTAGTAGTAGCATCACCATAGAATTGTTGAAAATTATATCCTGGAGTGGATAGAATGTGATTGAAGTCTAACATTATTCAGAAAGAAATGATAACAACAAAACCTGGACCACCGTCACCGGCTTTTAGAGCAGTATTAGTTGTATTTCCGCCACCAGAACCACCGCCGCCACAACCAGGAGCACCAGGTGCACCGGCACCAGCAACACCACCAGATGTTGTCGTGGCACCGCCGCCACCTGTACCACCATAATTCATTATAAAGTTTTTTGCAATAAAACTTGTTCCTGAACCTGCTGGTGTACTTGTAACTGCCGCTACGCCTCCAGCTAATGCTGGATAGAAATCTTGACCCAATGAATTGGTAACTGCACTTATAACACCACCACTGAAGCCAGTAGCGCCGTTACAACCTCCTCCGCCAGTTCCACCAGTTAACATTAATCCAGTTTGCGGTGGAGTTGCTGCTGTTGGTGAACCTGTGCTAGCGCCGCCAGCTGATCCTGCATTACCTCCCAATAAGCTGTAAAATCCTCGGCCAGCTAAAGGCATATTAGCAATCACTGCAGCAATTGGTGCAGTACCGGCTAAACCACCAGCAGTTATAGTTGCTACAGTAGCGGAAGTAACAGTACCGCCAAGTGAATATAATAAATTCATGTTGGGTGTTAGTGTAGTACTAGGTTCTATAGAAACATATGTTGGTTGTCCAGCAACACCCTGTGCGCCTGATGTAGTTGGTCCTTGGCCGCCTGCGCCTGCTTGAATATACAATGTATCAGGTATCAACATTGCGGGAATTAATACAGATGATTGAGCCCCAGAAACGCCGCCTGCACCACCACCAGATGTGGTACTTGTATTAAGGCCTGTACCGCCTGAACCTCCGCCGCCGACACCCAATAGATACACCATTTTGACGCCCCGTGGTTTTCTCCACACTTGCCATTGCAATAATGTAGTGGTTACATCACCATAAAATACTTGGATATCCGCACCCGGAGTGTTCAATACATGGTTAAAATCTAACATAGTTTAATATTTACCACCAATAGCAGTAACAGTCCAACCCGCAGCTACAGTAGTTCCTAGTCCAACTAATACATGATAGCTTGGAGGCAAAGCAATATTCAATGGATAATCAACGTCAACTGTTGCAGCCGTGTTTACTGCTGTTGTTGCAGGTAAAGAAACTTCACCATAGAACATATTGTTTGAAATAAAGTCTTTTGGTTGACCTTGTGCAGGTAAGTTAGTTGTTAAGTTTGGTGTCACATCCGTAATAGTATATGACGTATTAGCAGTAGTAAAATAAATTACTTCACCACCAGCAGTAGGTCCAACAAATAAACGATAATATTCGGCACTAGGTCCAGGTGTCCAAGAATATACAATAGATGACGTATTTGTTGTTGTGGTTGCTACAGTACTTTCTGGAGAAAATTGTGTGGGAATACCATACTGGTCAATTGATTGTACTACAACATAAAAATTTCCTGGCATTAGAGTACCACCTGTCGTACTAACTGATGCAGTTGGTGTACCAGGAACACCAGCAGTGTTAGCTAACGCTGGATATCCTTCATTAATGTATATACGAGCCACTGTTGCAACGTTAGTACCTAGTGCTTTAAATCTAAGTCTTTGTAAGAAACCACCGTTGGTTGGATCAGCTTGATATACGATTGTGTTGTTAACACCGTTACCTGTGTAGTCTTGTGCTTGTGTTGTTAATATAATAGAACCCTGTATGTCACCTACTCTTGAAAAGATTGGACTTTGATTTCCAGCCATGTTTTAGTCTCCTAATTTTAAAATAATTTAAGGTAAATTCCAACCTTGAGTGGTCGTAACTACTGTACCTATTGAAGCACTACCGCCACCACCAGCAGTTGTTTGTTTTGTACCATCACCAAAAGTTATACCACTTACTGTTGATGATAATATAATATTACCTGTGTATAAGTTACCAGAAATACCGGCACCACCAACAACAATCAAAGAACCAGTGGATATATTTACAGATGCATTAGACGATACAGAGCCGACAACTAATTGTCCCAGTACGTTTGCTGTTCCGTAAATGATTGTGTTACTTTTTAATAATGCCATTTTTTTCTTTTGGTTTGTACCATCTATTTATTGTAGTGTGGTTTCATCAAAATAACCAGATACTAAAAGTTTACCATCAGCAGTTTTTCTTTGTGCTACTGGTACAGTTGCTGGTATGAATGTAAAAGGTGAATTTGTGCTAAATGCCACATTGGCATTAGGTGCTGATACTGATATAATATTATTACTTGAATCACCAAATGGGTTGTTGCTATTCATCGTTAACAACAAAGCGGTGTTGGCCTGTTTAGTTAATGGTACGGTTGATGGTGTAAAACTTGATGTATAAAGAGCATTACCTATTGTTAAACGTAAATTTGTTATGTTACCATCAAAATTTAAATCTTTACCAACCTTGATTATTGCAGATGTTATTGCATTGGTATCTACAATTGTTGGATTTTGAAAGCTTCCATTTATAAAATAATATAAATTACCATTTTGTCTAGTATATGCAAGATGATGCCAAGTGTTCAACGTT